CGGCTCAGTTCCGGTTCATGGTCCAGACCCTCGAACGGGTTCCCGAGGCCAATCGGGCCGATGCGAAGGGCTATTTCTACGACATGTTCAACAAATCCGCCGCCCGTGTCCTCGAAATGTTCGCTCCCGAGCTCGAAATCCACCCCGACCTGACTGCGGAGGCCATTCTCGCCGCTGAAAACCGCATTCTCGACGATTTCAGGGCCGCCAATCCCGAACTCGTCGCTGATAAGGTCGCGTTGGCGCATGCTCAGCGCGAAATCGACGGATGCGCGGCGCGTCAGCTCTCCGTCGAGGAATGCCAGGCCCTCGCCCTTGAAAAGGAGGCTCCCCATGTTCGAGAAGAGTCGTCGGTTCCCGACCCAGAACCTGTATCGCGTCGTCTCTCCGAGCCCGAATCCGAGCCCGAACCCTTCGGTTGAGGAGATTCCCCGCAAGCGTCTTCCGCCCCCGGCCAACACGGTGGCGTCGCTGATGGACCCCAAGCCCTCCGGACCTTCCGTCACGTTGGAGGCCGTGTTCGTCCACGAAGCGGAGCACGCTTCTGCCAAGCCCAAATCGAAGAAAGCAAAGGGGTGATGCCATGAAGAAGAAGGGAACGAAGAAGGGTTGCTGAAACGCTCCTTCGACTCCTGCCCCCGCTGCCATTCCTCGTTGCGCAGCACTCCCTCCTTCGCCGGACCGATGTGTCCGAGTTGGAGGGAGTGCATCGCGTGCAACACCTACGTCAACGTCTACGTCCCCCAGCCGCATCAGGTGGCCCTCCACCGCGACCCGCATACATTCATCGGGAACTTCGGCGGGTACGGTACGGGCAAGACGCTGACCAGCCGGCAGGAGGTCATCAAGCACATCCTGCTGACTCCGAACGCGAACATCCTCATCGGCGCGAACGTCAATTCGCAGTACGAGCAGACCATCCAGCGCGAACTGGAGTCGGACATCCCCGCCGCCTTCGTCGCGGACTCGTCGAACCAGAAGAAGTACATCGACTTCGTCAACGGCGCGAGAATCATGTACCGTCCGTTCGACGACCCCGACAAGCTCCGGTCCTACAACCTCAGCATGTTCGTCATCGTCGAGGCGTCCGAGACCTCGACCGAGACCTTCCACCAGTTGAAGACCCGACTCCGCAACATGTCGGCCGCAGTCCAGGCCATCTCGTCCGACGGTACGCCGCTCGTCACCGCGGATGGGATTCCCGTCTACTCGAACGACTGGCGGCGTGGCATCATCGAGTCCAACCCGGATTCCGGCTGGATTCGGACCGACGTGCTGATGGTCTCCGACGAAATCCACCTGCACGGGAACATCAAGGACCAGTATCTCGTTCCCGACAACCAGCGGGATGCGGCCATCTCCAGCCATGTCGCCGAGACCTCGGTCAACAAGTACCTCCCGACGAACTTCGTGCGCGACCTCACGCGGAACAAGCCGACGTGGTGGAGCGCCCGGTACGTCTACGGTTCCTTCTCCTACTCCGAGGGACTCGTCTACCCCGATGCCATGAAGCATTTCATCCCCGCGTTCGAGATTCCCATCGGCTGGCCGAGAATCGTGGCCTACGACTACGGGCTCATCGATGATTCGGTCTTCCTGTTCGGTGCCATCGACGTTCAGAAGGGGCATCTGTACATCTACAAGGAGGTCAGGACGAATGGAAAGGATGTCGCGGCCCTCGCAGCTCTTTTCAAGGAAGCATCATCGGACATCCCTGTTGGCGGAATGCTCGCACCTCCACTCATCGACCCTAAATCCGGACTGCGAAGAGACTACTCCCGAAAATCCCTCATCGACCACTTCCTCGAATACGGAATCGCCTTCCGACCGGGATATGTGAACGTCGATGCACGGGTCATGCGACTCAACACCTACCTCGCCTCCGGCCGGATTTCCATCTTCGACAGTTGCGATGCGCTTCGCACGGAACTGCGAGATTATAAGTTCCCTGCTCGGACGCTCGACGGGACTGCCAGCAATTCCGACAAGCCCGTGGACAAGAACAACCACGGAATCAACGCCCTCGAATGGATAACCATGGACCTGCCATCCGACCCGAGGAACATCCTCCAGGGCGTCTTCGACCGGTATGGCAAGGACATCACCCGCGCTTCGACCGAACCGCGTTCCACGTTGCCCTTCGCCCTTCAGGACGACGACTCCAACACCTACCGGCAGGGCAGTCTCTACGAATACTTCGCATAGGAGGAAACCATGGAAATCGCGCTTCTCGCCTTCCTCGTCGCCCTGTTGCTCGGCGTCTTCGCGCTGATGCTGCTCGGCAAGCCGCTCATGGTCCACATCACGCACGAGCACATCGTTCACCAGCCTCCGGCCCCCACCTACGCCTCCGAGACCGACAAGGAGCGTGAACAGCGCGAATCGGAGACGCGGAAGGACATCGTGACCGCCATCAATACATTCCTCTACGACAGGACGGATGAAGGAGGCCCGCGATGAACAAGGGCAAGGCACTTCCCAAGGAAATCGGCGACAACCAGCTCCAGGACAACTGGGACCTCGCCATCGCCCAGTACGCACGCGCCTTCCGGCGGATGCGACTGCTCGATGCCGCCGACAGGGGCCGGCTCTGGGACGCGGTCAACGCGAATCTGCCGTCCTATCAGATTCTGCCCGACACGAACCACGTCGCCTACATCAAGCAGAATCTCGTCGCATCCATCTATTCGGTGGGCAAGAGCGCCCGTCTCGGGTACAACACCAAGATGGACCGCAATTCCATCGAGGAGTTCAATCTCGCCCTCGACTGGCACTGGCACCTGCTCGGCATCGGGTACTACCAGATGCAGGCCGGTTCCCGCGCCGCGCTGCTGAACGTCGGTATCACGCAGGTCGGTTGGGATGCCAACCTCTCCGGCGGTTCCGCTGCGTTCGGCGACTACTATCAGGGCATGCCGGTCCTGAAGAACGTCGACCCAATGAAGTTCATGCGCGACCCGTTCGCGGAATCCCTCGACACCGCCGGGTACTGCATGACCTACGACTACTTCCACAAGTCCGTCCTGCAGCAGAACCCGATGTACCGCGACGAGTTCCGGAAGTTCCTCGTGGAGCACAAGGATGGCACGGTTCCCATGACCTCCGTGCCCGGTGTGAACTTCGGCGACCGCATGACCACTCCGCCTCCTCCGAACGCTGGGTACTCCAAGCTCATCATCCACTGGATTCGAGACGGCGAGACCGTCTACGAAATCCACACCATCGACAACGAGTGGGTTCTCGCTTGGAAGACGCTCGACCCCGCCGTCTTCCCCTTCGCGGAATGCTACTGCAATCTGCCGGAGGGCGACATCATCGGCACGTCCGAGTGCGCGAAGGTCTTCGCCAACTCCGTCGCGGTCAACGTCATGAACTCGATGGTCCTGACCGCCGACTACAAGAACCAGCGTCCTCCGAGATTCGTCAACAACCAGTCGATGCTGAACATCGCGACCTTCTCCAAGCACGGCAACGACGCGGACCACACCTTCCTCGTCAACGGCAACGGCAAGGACGCGGTCTACTACCATCAGTTCCCTGTTCCCTCTCCGCAGGCGCAGGCCGTCACCCAGATGCTCGGCATGGACATCCAGACCGTCTCCGGTGTGGACCCGCGTTACACCGGCCGCGATTCCGGTTCGGTCCTGACCACTGGTGGCATCGAGAACATGCTCAATCAGGTCACGCTCATCGACGCTCCGAAGGTCTTGAACTACGAGAAGTACACCAAGCGTCTGACCCAGCTCATCGTCGGGTTCCTGCTGAAGTACGGCATGAAGCGTCGGTACATCGTCAACGAGCCGAACACCGGCAACGTGAAGTACATCACCATCGATTTCGAGCAGTTGGACCCGAAGGTCGTCAATTCCTATGAAATCAACATCTCCACCGAGCTCCCCAAGAACAAGGAGCGCATCGCGCAGAAGGCCAACATGCTCATGGAGAAGCAGATGCAGTACGCCCAGAACGGTGGACCCGTCGAGCTCATCACTCCCGAGGAGTGGCTCTCCCTGCAGGACCTTCCGTTCAAGGAGCTCATGTATCAGCGCATGGGCATCCAGCGCTCGCAGGACTACACCGAGAAGGTCAGCCAGATTCTCTTCAGTTTCTCCGGGCTGACCCAGAACGGCATGCCTCCACAGCAGGCCATCGCCGCCGTCGCGGACATGTTGAAGCAACAGGAAACACCGGTCGCCGGTGGCCCCTCCAGCCCTGCGACCGTACCTCAGCCGGATGGCATGGGTGCCGCCTCCCCGATGCCTCCGGCTGGGGGACCCATGCCCATGCCCATGACTATGGGTGGTATGTGACCCAAAGGTTGACACCATCCCTTGTACTGTTATGATGGAAGTATAGGTGCCACGAACCTCAATCGTGTGTTTCCCGGTCCTTTACCAGCGGTCTCGCCAACCGCCCTCCCCAAAGAAGGAGAACAGGCAGATGCCCGAAGACGTAACCAGTCTCGATGCCATGCTGAATGCGGCGGGAACCGCACCAGCGACTCCGCCTCCTGCGGCACCCGAGCCGCCCGCAAGCCCGACTCCGGCGGAGACTCCACCCACACCGGCCCCGAGTCCGGCTCCCACGGACCCGACACCGACTTCCACGCCCGCACAACCCGTGGACAAGTCGGCACAAGCCTTCGCCCAGATGCGCATCCAGAACGCGCAGTACGAGAAGGCACTCAAGCAGGCGGCCGTCGTGGCCGGACTCGACGTGGGGACGCCCCTCGACAAGATTCCGGAACTGCTTCAGGCCAAGATGCTGGAGAAACAGGCCACGACCCAGAACGTACCGCTTGAGCTCCTGCAACAGATGGAAGGCTTCAAGGCAAAGGCGGAAGCGTTCGAGAAGGCCCAGATGGAACAGGCGGCGTTCGCATCTTTCAATCAGGTCCGCACCATGCACGGTCTGACCGAGCAGGACATGATTGAATTCGCGAACCAGCTCGACCAGAAGGGCATCAATCCCTTCCAGACCTCTGGCATCGACCTCGTGAAGGAATACCGCAATCTCTATTTCGACAGCATCCTTCAGAAGAGCGTCGACGCCGCAGTACAGAAAGCCCTTGGGACGCAGCAGGCGGCTGCCGACCATAGCACCAAGCCGGGAACCAAATCCGGTCCTGCCGGAGACACGAGCAAGCAGGGGGCCACAAGCGTTCAGAGTCTGGATGACCTACTGAACGCCGCGACTCCCAGATAACAGAAAGGTCGTGGCATCATGCCTAATTTCAGCGCACTCAACTCGACTTCCGACATCAACACCTATGTCGCCCTCGCGAACTCCACCCTCAACCTGACCAACCCCGAGGTGTTCTACTCGAAGCAGCTCCTCGACACCATCCGCCTCTCTGCGGACGAGTTCTGCTACTTCCGGTACGCGGAATCCGCGCCCATCAGCGAGAAGGCCGACAAGCTCGTCCTCCGCAGATGGTCCGCGCTGCACGCGCACACCCAGCCCCTCGTGGAAGGCGTTCCTCCGCAGAGCGACAAGGGCTCCGTCGAGAAGTACGAACTCTCGGCGCTGCCGTACGGCCGCTACATGGAGTTCACCGACCACGTCAACCTGAAGGTCGTCGACCCGGTGGTGGCGCACTACTCGAAGGAGTACTCCATCGTCGCCATCGAGACGCTCGACATGCTGGCCCGCGAAGCCCTCATGACCGCCGCGCAGAAG